TTTACTAATAGGATTGCCATGTCTGGTACTCCTAATAGTAATACTATTCTAGATATCTGGCACCCCGCATTCCTTGTGGACGGCGGGGCACGTCTGGGTACACGGTTCTATGCTTTTAGACACCAAGCTTGTACACCTAAGTTCAATGGCTTTGCCAATGAATGGGTAGATAAGCCTGGCATTGAAGAGGCTGTAGCAAATAAACTTTCTGACATTTCGATACGCTACGCTTTGTCTGACTGCATAGATCTACCAGACAACATTGTACGTACTGTCAATACTAAACTTACACCAAACATACAAAAACAGTACAAGACACTGGCTGATGAGTCTGTCTTGTATACAAAATCAGGAACTGTTAATGCAATTAATGCAGCCGCACGTGTCAAGAAGCTGCTTCAGCTAGTCACGGGCGCAATCTACGATGAGGATGGCGTTGTACAGTTCGTGCACCAGGAACGTTACGACATAGTTATGACGTTAGTGGCCCAACGAGCGCATTCGCTTGTAGCATTTAACTGGCGGCACGAACGCGACGCTCTTGTAGAGATGGCACAGAAAGAAGGCATGTCGTACGAAGTTATAGACGGCAGTGTCCCAGCTGAACGTAGGAAAGACATAGTATCTAGATACCAAGCCGGACAGATCAAGGTTCTATTCTGTCATCCACAATCCGCATCGCATGGTCTTACACTTACTCGGGCAAACACAGTGATATGGTGTTCACCCACGTACAATGCTGAGCATTATCAGCAGTTTAACCAGCGCATATACAGAGCAGGTCAAACACAAAAGACTGAGACAATACTCATTCAAGCCAGAGGCACGTGGGAACCTGAGGTGTACAAAAAACTCAATACTAAGTTGGGACGTATGGAAAACTTATTACATATCTTAAAGGAGGTATCATGAAAAAATTAAATGATTTGTTGTCAGAAGTAACTAAGCTAAGGTCTGAGATAAAGACTGTACAAGCAGAAGAAAAACTTCTTAAGACACAACAACGTGAATTAGAAAGTCAAATATCTATTAGAATGCAAGAGCAAGGTCTCGATAAAATTTCTAATGATGTTTGTACAATCTCACTTAAAAATGAGATTGTGCCCACTGTAGAAAACTGGGACGACTTGCACGAGCACATAGTAAAGACTGGACAGTTTGAACTATTGCAAAAACGCATGTCGGCAACAGCCTACAGAGAACTTGTAACAGCTGGCATGGATGTGCCGGGTGTTAAAAGTACGGAGCTGACTAGAGTTAACTTTAGGTCAGCGTAATATTAATGTTAGATGTAAAAAGGAGAACGTTCGATGTCTAATGATATAAGTATAGTAACGAGTGAAGTGCCAGCTCACGTAAAACAAGGCGCAAATCTGGGTAATGAAAACATTAACTCAGAGCACTTATCTACTCCACGTTTGAAACAGCTACAGCAGTTGTCAAACGAAGTTGATGAGAACCATAGTGAGTATATTGAAGGAGCCAAAGTTGGTGACTTCATTAATACTGTAACCAAAGAAAGCTACGGCAAAGAGTTGTTTGTAGTTAACGTACACTTTAGAGAAGAGTACGTTGTATGGGTCAAAAGAGAAAAAGGCGGTGGTCTTGTAGGTACATTCCCTACACAGGCAGAAGCTATTAAGTATCTTGAAGACGGTGGTAACAAGGTTGAAGACCATGAGATCACACAGACTCAAACTCACACTTTGCTTAAAGTAGATGACAAAACAGGAGATATCTCAGAGATCCCTTTTTTGTTTGACTGTGCTTCATCTAAGTTAAGAGTATCTAGAGAATGGAATACTCAGATTATGAAACTAGGTGGCGACAGGTTTGCTTCTCTTTGGAAGCTTGCTTCAGTATCAACAGCTAACAAAGCAGGACAGAAGTTTATGAACATATCTGTTTCAAACGTAGGTTGGTTAAAAGAAGATACTTACAATGTTGCTAAAGGTTTTTACGAAAAGACTTTTGCAAATAAATCCTAGGTAAGTATTCGTACGGGGTGCGACGTAAACTGTCGCATCCATGTACGTGTGTTATACTCAGGATGTGCGAGAAAAGGAGTTCATAAATAAGGTACACAGACAACTGCCTAAGGAAGTTTATAGGTGGAAGATCAACGATCCTTACCACGGAGGTGTATCGGACACTTACTACTCAGGTCCAGCAGATCATTGTTGGATTGAATACAAGTACAAAGATAACCTGCCTGCAAAGCTTAGCTCTAAGATTAAAATTAACTTATCTGAACAACAGCGCATATGGCTTACTCGCCAAAAAGAACATAATGTTTTTACATACGTGGTATTTGCATCTGGAGATCTTGTGTACGTAACCGATGATTTTGAACTTACACATATAACAGTAGAGCAATTTAAAAACCAAGCTGTACCGTTTAAAATATTTATACAAGTGCTAACTAATTTTTGTTTAGGAGAAACAAATGACTGATTATGTAAACTCACCACCACATTACAACAGTGGTAACATCGAATGCATTGATGCAATAGAAGAAAGTATGACACCTGATGCCTTTAAAGGTTATCTAAAAGGTAACATACAAAAATATATGTGGCGTTATGAAGCTAAAAAAGGACTTCAAGATGTGTTAAAAGCACAATGGTACCTAAATAGACTAGTAAAAACGCTCGAAAAAGAAGAAACGCTATCTGACGCACGTACAAGCCCGCCAGATAATTATTGATTTAGTTGGACCTAAGGCCTTACCTACCCTCACAAAATGCGTTAGACGCGATCCTGTGAGGTCATTTTTTTCCAGATTGACGATTTCTAGGGAAAGAACGGTTTTTTGATCTATCTTGCAGTCTTAAATTGCTTTTTTTAAAATTCATAGGATTTCCGTCTATGTGATGAATGTCAATACGGTCCCCTTTACGCACACGACCATCTTTCAAAGCTTGACGTCTTACCTTATTTCGCATTGCACGACGTTTCTTTTGTTCAGGTGACTTATGATAACGTTCGTATTCTTGTTTATAGTTACGTGGCATTTATATAGTATACACTTTCAAAGCTTTTGCTTTGCCTTTTACTTTAATAGTATTGTGCAAGTACGCTTCAGGGATCTTGCTAGCTGTACGTTCACCAATAAGTATATCTACACCAGCTTCTTTAGTTGCACTCTCTAATCGAGCGGCCGTGTTTACCGCATCACCTATAGCAGAATAATCAAATCTAGAATCTGACCCCATATTACCGATGATTGCAGAACCCGTATTTACACCAATACCTATGGCTATCGGTTCGGGCAATTCCTTCTGCAGCATACGCATTGCCGTGCACATATCTTGGGCACAGGCGACTGCGCGTTGTTCGTGTCCATCTAAATCTAGGGGGGCATTAAAGATAGCCATGCACGCGTCGCCTATGAACTTGTCCACCATACCACCATGAGCCTGGATGCACGTAACTTGTTCAGTCAATACTCTATTCATTATCTCTGTTACTTGTTCAGGTTCTAATTTTTCGGACAGATTTGTGAACCCTCTGACGTCAGTAAACAAGAACGTACAATCTCTACGCTGGCCACCCAGTTGTAGTAGATCAGGATTCTTTTGTAAACGTGCGACTTGTCTAGGATCAAGGTAGTGCTCAAACTGTTTCTTAATCTGTTGTCGTAGTTTATATTGTTCTCCAAATCGTAACCAAAGCTCTTGCACAGATATAAGTGTCATTGATATTGCACTATAACTAAAGTCTATAAGTATATTATTACGTACAAAATACACTGCAGCTATTGCTGTGCACGTGTACATACCTCCTACAGCTAAAGCAGTTCCCAAGACCGGGAGGGTACGAATCAATATAACTAACAGTGATAAAGATCCAACTAGTATAAGTAATTCATATAGTAAACTAGCACTTGGTACTTGAGGCACATCAACTGTTAAGCTTTCAGCCAAAGCAGCTTGTACCTCATGCGGATACAATAACCCAACTGGCGTGGCTATTTGAGGCATCACACCTTTTGCACTCACACCTACAAACACAAACTTATCTTTTACATTTAGTTCATCGAGCGTAGTCCGTGGAGTGTCAACCCATGGCACCCATCTACGGCCCAACTCGTCTACCGGTATCTCTGCATAGTTCGGTAACGTGAGTTCTACGATGCTGCCTTCAGATGTACGAATCACATATGTATCAGAACTAGATAATATCTTCATTACTTCCATACCAAAAGCTGGCACCCAACCATCAAGAGAAGGTGTCTGAAGCAACAAAGGTAATCTCCTAACTAAATTATCTACTTCTGTTCGTGCCACAGCCAAGCCCTGGCTACTAGCGTTTGCAAGTTCAGACGTATTCTGTATCACACCCTGTGCAAAAACTCCTTGTACGGGAATCCCATCACCTAAAATAACAGTCCCTATTGTCGGAGGGTAGCTACCATTATCGTTTTCAAACATTGCAAGTACGCTCGGTGTGCCTGCCAAAGCCTTTGCAAAAGCTGTGTCCCCGCCAAATCTATCTTCTTGAGGAAAGGCGACAACCCATCCTACGCCCCAAGCTCCTGCATCAATCAGGTCGAGATGAATGCGTGCAAGGTCTTGGCGCGGAAATGGCCAGCCGCCTCTCATGGAAACGTCTTCTTCTGTTATATCTAGAATTACAAAATTGTTACTTGGCTCTGGGATTTGTACTAGTGCATCAAAAGTTTTTAACTTAACTACTTCAAGTGCCTGCCAGTTAAATAATAAAGGTATGCATAAGATTGGTATGCTTATAAGTGAAATCCATTTCTTCATCCTGACCCCTGTGTAATAGTAATGGTAGAACTACCGCCACCATTCACTACAATCTGTTGGTATTTACCGTCCTGTATTAATATTATAGTGTACCCTTGCGACGCATCTACGGTCAACTGCGCGTCCTGCGTTACCTTTCTACGGAAAGATATTTGATCTCCCTGCAACAATGTAATGATTTGTGTCTCTAAGTCTTGTCCTATATTCGTGCCTTGTACTAAGGCGCCTGTGGATAAGTTATCTGAATCAAGCTGATCTATTTCTTCTATGATCGCCAGCAAGTCTTCAAAGAAGTTTACATCTAAAAAATTTATATCTAATTCTGTGAATTCTAAGGCATCTTCAGCCAGGTAATCTACTTCTAACTCATTAAACTCTAAGTAATCTATATCTAATATGCCTCCACTGTCTGCTACAGAGGCTGTGGACTCTTCTGTGGATAACTCTGATTCGTCAGGCGGACTGACTATAAGCATGTTGTCTATAACATCTAAACTAAGATCAAGTATGACAGGGTTAGTAGGCGAGCTCTCCCATACATCTACTGTTGTAGCTTCGTAGGGTTTATTGAGCGTAACACTACCAGCTGCAGTCGTGACAAGTATCTCACCACTTGATAGCCCATTAACATCAGGTAATAAAATAATAAGCGAACGTCCAAGTTCATCCACAGTACAGGTAAAATCGGTCCCACGAATAGCAATATCAGCCGTAGGTGTAGATAGTTTAATGTTCTTTTTATCAATTTTGCCTAGTTTGCTACTAATAAATCTAGCTGTGCCAGTGGCAAACTTCATTGCCATTTCTCCCTTTGTAGGGTCTGGATCGTAAACGTATTTAGTAATGACGAGCTTTGAGTGCTCGGTTAATTTAACAACGGAATCATCTAAAAAGGTAATAGCTATTCTGCCAACAGACGTACGGACATCGTCCATCTGTTGGATGTCAAAATCAAGAGCAGCCCCGTAGGGCTGGTCCCGTATAACCTCAGCAGTGCCTGTAAGCTCTGATATATCTCCTATACTAGCAACCAGTGGTTGTGCCGCCATCGTTTTGTACGATGCACACAGTACCATTGTTACCATTAGAAATAATTTTGAGCCAGTCGCTAGCCAACGTAGATGATTGAGTAATGTTATATGTTCTGCCATTGCCTGTCTGATCTAAATAGAAGTAGCCACTTTGGTACCCACTACCATCAAAGGTAACAGAGTTAGAGTCGCCATCTATATCTACATATGATGTACCTAGGTCATAATCTATATCAAAGTCGAGTGTGTTAGAATCGCCATTGATAACCCAGTCTAGGTCAAGAGTAGAAGCAAGAGCATTTGTAGCAACGTTCAAGTTAAAATCATTACTTGAACCTGTTACATCTACATTGTAGTCGCCTGAGTCAGCACCGTAAGTATCGGTTGGGTCTACTTGTATATCAAATACATTGCTATCGCCGTCAAACTCAAAGAACCCTGTAATGCCATCACCTAAGATATCACCTAAGAATTTGTTTGAGCTACCTATTTGGTTTATATCTAATGTAAGATTCAAACCGTCAAGGTCGAGCGGGGTCATAGTACCTGAGACAGCGTCCAACCCACCAATAATATTTGATGAGCCCAGTTGCTCCAGGTCTATGTTAGCGTTGTTACCAGACTGATCTATATAAATCTCGTTGTCTGCATACAAAAAACCAACCAATAGTAAGGGTAAAAGTTTTCTCATTCGTAACTCCAATATCCAGCTTGTTCACCCTCCGTGATAATTCCTAACACGGCGGTTTCTATAGCAGAGCGCAAAGCGAGTCCTCCAGACTCGTTTCTCACTACGCCACTTTCTATCTCGACTAGCTCAGTGCCATCCTCGATAAAACGAAACACGTCGTCTGTTAATGATACACTAAGAATGGTCTTGGTTACTAATTTCTCAACTAGCACCTGACCGCTACTGACTGATATGAGACGTAGCTGGATTGTCAACGTATCAGTCCTGTAGGCCTTAGATATACCAACACCTAAATAACGAGCTCCCGCGCCACCGCTGGTCTCGTTAGCTTCGTACGACACGACAGAGCCTTCTAATAAAAGACCTGCGAACAACAATGTCTGCAACTTATTGTCGTCATTGTTTTGTTCTCTGCCGCTACGTATGATCTGTCTTTCTTTTGTGAGGTTGTCGATTCCTATGCGTTCAACAACCGTAAAGAAACCATCATTGTTTTTGCCTGCATCTTTTAGTGCTTTGATTAAGTATGCGCTAGGGCTCTGTGTTACAGCTGTAGAGAAGCTGGCATACATAGAGTTGCTTAGTCTTTGTCCTGTTTGGTCAGTAAATGCGTTTCCGTACACAGCTATGGTAGGTTTTCTGGTAGGTGTACGAACGTTAGCAAGATCGCTTACAACCAGTTCATCTATACTGGCTGCTTCTATTTTTTTAGCTGGCGCTATCGTATTTTCTATAGGGTCAAATAATAATGACGCGCAACTAGAAAGTAAAAGAACCGATAGGCACAGTAATTTCGGTGACATTCCCTTCTGCATCTGTAATTTTGAGTGTAATCATTGTGCCGTCCTCACTTACAGAGTACTCAATAGTATTACCCATGAGTTCTAGCGTGCCACTTGTGCTTGGGTTTTCACCAAACAAAGCATCTACTAGTTGTCTACTTAGCTGTGCATATATTCTAGACTCTAAGTTTCTTATGAACCTAGCCAGCGTAGTGTTTTCGGCGTCCCGTTTGAGCTGTTCTTTATATGCTTTAAGTTCAGCTTTGTTTGCTTCTTTTCTATTAAACTCTTGGTTTTCAATAGTTAAATAGTGAGAAGATGTCCCTACTCCGCTAAATGACGGAGACTTAAATTGGTGTGTCATTTTGTCTGCATGTAAAACAGAACTCCAAAAGAGTAAACAAAATGCAATCATGCCAGTCCAAGCTGTTAACTTAAACCAGTCAATTCTATATCTAATCTTTCCTTTGGTCATCTCTATCTGCCTTAGCTATCTTGTTGCTATCAATCAGCTGTGGCACTCCTAAAATGGTTTTAATTAACGTATCTTGTCTAATGATTTCATTATCCAAACTACGAATCCTATCTATTAATGCTACTAGAATACCGTGTTGAGAGTCAAGTTTACCGCCCAGGCGTTCCTCTATGGCTGCGATCTGTTCACCTACCTTTTCATCTACAACATCTAATTTGGTTTCCATGCCATCGACGATACGCATAATTAGTTTATAAATAAACCATCCAAGACCAATAGCTGCTGCAATAGGGAACCCTACTTGTTGTATAACAGTTATGATGTCTTGCATCACTCTTGTTTATTGGAGGCCCCGAAATAGAATGATATGACTGCAGACGCCAGACCACCAAGGTAGCCTAGAACCAAATTGATCAGGGCCTCACTATTTTGCTCTGGTGGTTGGAGAGTAACGAGAAAGATATAACCTAGGAAACCACCAACCATGGCTATACCAATTATTCTAGCAGTCCAGTCTTTACTAAAAGTCTTTCGTGCATCTTGTTTTTCTTGTGTTTCTAATTTGTACAGATCTACGTCAAGCTCTTTCATTTTAGCTTCAAACTCTTTCTCTGCTTTTTTGATCTCCATCAACTGCTCAGGTGTAGCAGCTGCAATTGCTTTTTCTAATGATGCAGGGTTGTTATCTACCCCTAAG